ATGTTGGCACCTCCTAAGTTCCTGGCCTTTCACAATAAGACCAGGCCCATTCAAGTTTCTGAAGAGATTGTCCTCCCAACTCTGACAGGTGTCAATGGCTCCTTCAGTTGAGTCGCTAAAGAACAGAGTTGCAGGCGGGTCGTAGAATTGGCCTGCGCACGGCAGAGCTTTGGTACTTCGGTTGCACCTCGGCGTGATTCGGCGCCTTCAACGGCCGGATGCTTTCGACCGGCAATAGAAATTAGAATGTGCCATACACGACTTGGCCACAAAGAGTGACCTGTTAACTACACGGTGGGCCTGTTCATTTGGGTCCCCGGTTGAATTCGGAGATCCACCGGCTAGTTAACAACCCAGCCGTTAACGACCGGGTGTGCCTAGATCATCCGGGTGCCCGAATGAACGAACTCACTGTTTAGTTAACGCCAGCCGGTGCACTATACGCCAAAGATGTTGCATGGGTTGTCAATTCATGGGTACGAAAGGTACTACCCCTGGCACTGGAACCTGACGAGTCAGAGGACGTCCCGCGCCGTGAGCCTTTCTGTCAGCCGAGGATTGACCATTGTCAACTACGCTGAAGGCGCCGGGAGGGCGACTTTAAATGTTGGTGCAAGAAAAGGAATGCCGCCGGCCGGAATGGTGCGGCGGCAATCGCAGGGACTACTTGGTTGCCACACGGTAGGCGCGCTGGCCATCGTCGCGTGGTTCGGAAACGACGCGCAGACCCATCTGCTTTTTGAGTGCGCCGCTGAGGAGGCCGCGCACCGAATGAGCTTGCCAACCGGTGGCCTTCCGAAGTTCCCGGAGTGTTGCGCCGCTGGGTCGTCGGAGCAGGGTGAGAATCTTGGCCGTCTTGGTCCCTGGCCGGGCCGTGGCGGCTTGGGCATCGCGTATTGGCTTGCGGGCGCGGTTTACCCGTTTGAGGGGCGGCTTGGCGGCACGAGTTTTGGGAGCGGTGGCTTGGGCCGTTGTCCCCCCAGTGGTTTTTTCTGAAACTTTCATAGGTGAGTTTTCTCCTTGGCGGCAGGTAGCCGCGGTCACCAGCATTCATCCCTCAGCGGGCCGGGAAACGCAAGACAAATCTTCGTTGCCGGCCAAGAGGCGAAGGAAGGGCGATGCGGCCGACGGAATCAGGAACTGGAAATCGGGGATAGACTCAGCGCTTGGCTGGTTTGCGGCGCTTCCTCCCTGTTGCGAGCGATGCCAGGGTGCGCCGTTCTTGGGCACGCGCGGCCCGCTCGTTCGAGATCGCCTGCCGTGCCAGTTCCAAATCACTGGCCGCGAGCGAACTAAAGAACAGCCGCACGGCGCTGTTTTCGCAATCTCGACGCGCCTGCAGCTCTTTGTCCAGCTGTTCAGTGACCTGCTGCACGTCTTCGTCTTCTAAGTCCACCAGGAAGAGGCGGAGTATCCTCCACTGCCCGCTGTCCAGAGCTTCTTCCAGCATCGCCAATCTGCCCTCGCTTCTCCGGAAGCAGCACAGGCGCCGCAACCACCACATTCATGCCTCGATTCCAACAGGAATGCAAGCGGGATTCGCAGGACAAAGTGCCGTGGCGAAGGAAAGGCAATGCGGACGCGCGAGCGGCCGGGTATCGGAGAGAATGCGCCAAAGTGTGGCGGCTTTCGAGAGCCAAGCGTCACAAACCATCGTCTCTGAACGCCTCGCTCAGGCGATGAATTCACTACGATACCCACCAGGCGGATACATGGAAAACTCAGCCGCGATCAAGTAGCCCAGTGCATCGCTCACATGCGTGCGCAGGGGGTCGGACTTGTCCAGTTCCGTGAGCGGATTGCCATGCGGGTCCGTCTTCCAGCAAACCTGCTCGAAGTCCCGGATCAGCTCCTTACAGCGCGGGTCCACCAGCAAGCGGTGTTCCCCGGCCTGATTCCGCAACAGGGCATTAACACAGTTGAGACGGTCCTTCAATGCGGGATTGACATGGCGAACCTTGTTCGCAACCGCGAACTCGGCGGCGTGCTGGTAGAGGAAGTCCTTCACGATTTGCCAATCAGTACGGGACGCAGAAGTGTGGCGGTTGTCGCCGGTCGCATCCCCGTGCAGGAATAAATGGAGGGGCCAATAACCCGGCCGCCAGCCACGTACTCGGCTTAGGAAAGCTTCACAGGCTGCCAGGGTGTGCGAATCATTCAAAACAATTTCGTCCAACACATGGACAACGCCGTTGATCTGCTGGCCGATCACCGAACACATGGGGTTGACGTTAAAATCCAAAGACCAGAACAGTGGGTACCTGGAGTGATACTGCAGAGTTTGCACGTTGTATTCCGACTCGTAGGCGTGATAGACACGGCCGGTGCCGAGATTCTCAAAGCTGGCCTGAAACTCCTGCCGGTAGGTGCGTGCATCCAACTCATGCGCGGCGCTTTCCAGTTCCTGTTTGGAAACATTGCCACCTTGCTCAGTGGTGAACTGGAAGGTAGTCCAATGGGGCCGGCCCTGTACGGCCTGATACAGGTCATGGAAGTGGTTGTATCCCCTGGGTGTGCCGATGAACAGGGCGCGACCCTGTTTGTCGGCGAGTGCTGGCCGCAACACTTCAGTCCATGCTTCCGGAGCGATTGATGCGTACTCGTCCAATATCAGGAAGTCCAGTCCATCGCCACGTAGAGAATCGTAGTTGTCCGCGCCACGCAAGCAGAGTGTTCCGCCCGTGACAAGCTCGATTCTCAGTTCGGTTTCGCTGGGCTGACAGGCCCAGTAGGGCCGGGTCATTTGTTTGAGAGGTTTCCAGACGATGCGCTTTGCTTGCTTGTAGGTGGGTGCGACGTACCAGGCCAGACGGCCGTTGGCCCAAGCCGCCCGGCACAGTTCCACCTGGGCCAAGAAGGTTTTCCCGAAGCGCCGTCCAGCGACCAGGAACCGGAACCGGGAGTCGCAATTGAATACGGCCCACTGCGGCGGTTTGAGCCGGATCATGGCTGCTGCACTCCTTCCTCGTTGGGCAACACGAGGGGCGGCATTCGTCGGACTTCTTCTGCGCTGCGGCATAGTTACAGCACCTCCTGGGAGCGGGCGCGCTCGGCTGCCATCAAATCGAAGCTGCGGCCATCGTCGGCTAGCACAGCGGCTTGCCCGGTGAACTGTTGCCAGCGCAGAACAATCACGTCGGCGAACTTGGGATCGAGTTCCAGGCCGTAGCAGATGCGCCCGGTAGTCTCGGCAGCCATTAGCGAAGATCCGCTGCCGAGGAAGGGATCATAAATCAACTCGCCGCGCCGAGTATGATTCAAGATCGGCCGCCGCATCAGCTCCAGTGGTTTTTGCGTGGGATGATCGAACTTATCTTCCTCCGATCCACCCATGATGAACTTGGGCGAGGGAACATCCCAGACCGTCGAGTTCTCTCCCGGCTTTCCGTACCACGGCGCATTCTTCTTACGGACAAACCAACATGGCTCGTGCTGGAACCAGTACAGCGTGCGTGTGAGAACGGTCCTGCCCTTGTTCCAGATGATCTGTTGATGATGCAGAAATCCGATCCGCAGCAGCCCGTCTAGAACCTCGCGCGTGAACTTGGAGGCGTGCCACACGTAGGCAACCTGGAGGCTCGGAACCAGTGCGAAAGCTTCCGACCAGTCGGCCCGTGTGTCTGAGGAGATGGTGGTATTGGTGTGGCCCTCGGTGCGATGTTTCATGTAGCTAGTCTCGGCAGGGCCAAAGCCGTTGAGCCCGGCCCGGTCGCGCCACTCCGAATCGAGCTCGACTCCGTACGGTGGATCGGTGATCATCTCGGCCGGGGAATCGTCGCCGCACAATCGTGCAACGGCATCGGAGGCGGTGGCGTCACCACAGAGGACGCGATGCTTGCCACAAAGCCAAAGGTCGCCCAGTCTGGTGGCGGGCTCCTGCGGCAAGACCGGGACTCCATCGGCGGCTTCATCTAAACCGGGATCAAAAAGCAAATCGTCGATCTCTTTGGAGTCGAAGCCGGTCAAATTCAGATCAAAATCGAGATCCTTCAGTTCCTCCAGTTCCAGGCCCAGCAGTGCGGTGTCCCAGTCCGCCCAGGTGACCGACCGGTTCACCATCAGACGAAACGCTTTGACTTGGGCCTCCGTCCATTCATCACAGAGAATGATCGGCACTTCGGCCAGGCCGAGCTTGCGCGCGGCCTTGAGCCTCAGATGGCCATCCACAACCTCCCCGCTGCTGCGGGCGAGAATCGGGATCTTGAATCCAAATTCCTGAATGGAGGCCGCCATCCGGTCGACCGCATCATCGTTTTTGCGCGGATTGCGGCAGTAGGGCAGAAGCTTATCTAAAGACCAGTGTTGCATTGTCATCTCGAATCATCCTTAATTCTCAAAGAGTTTTCACCTCGCTCGCCATGGAACTCGACACCGCAAACGCGGGGCTTCAAGAGGTCCCCTGATCGAGCCCAACCAAAAAGGGCGGAGCCGGTACAGAGCCCAACTCCAAACCGCCGCGCTCCCGCCAGCCGGCACGGCACTTCAGCCAAAAGATGGCGGACGTGGTATCGCCTTCGATGGCTTTCTTGAAGAGAGCTTGAGCGACTTTGTTGTTGGCCTCCAGAGCTCCACGGTCCAGTTCCTTTCGAAAGTGCTTCCGCACAGTCCTCGACGAAAGTTCCAGAATGATGGCGATATCGTCCTGCTTGGTTCCGTAGGCCGCTAACGACCTCACCATGCGGCGCTGCTCGTCGGTAGGTTGAAAAGGTGGTCTGGCCATGTTCACTTCCCGTCTGGGCGAATAGTTCACCTTTCGCCGACAGTACAATCGGCAACTTATAAAAGGTTTTTACTTCGCTTGGTGAGGTTACTGGACATTACGGTAAATTGCCGCTTACCGGGCAATTGATTCGACGGGACTTAATGCGTCGAAACAATATTTTCGTGGTCTGATCTGAATCAGAAGTCTTCCGGCCCGGCGGCTTCAGTATTTTTGCCCAACCACGCGGCTATGGTTTGGGCATCGGATGAAGCAACCTTCTCCATTGCTCCCGCTGCTCGGACCATAGGAGCGTTCCCGTAAGCTTTCTCAGCGATGGTTCGCAGATTCCAAGCCGTTGTGCTTGCTCCGGCTCCAAAAACAGAATCTCCTCCTGTATGTCCGGCGCCAAATTCAACAGGTTGATCATCTGCGTCACACGCGAGCGCGAGATCCTCGCCAGCTGCGCCAGGGTGGAGTAGTTGCTCACCTGTCCGGAGTCAATCATTTCCTCGAACTTTAGCCCCAAGGCCAGTAACCGAGCCACGCGTGGCACTGGTTCGGCTCGCGATGCTATGACAGGCCCAAGCCGGACCGGACTCTGGATCTTCTCGGGCCTTCGTTCCGCCAAGACACGCTTCGCTTCCCGCGCCTCGCCGAGTCGGCGCTGGACACGCTGCCAGACACTCCCTTCGATAATGGGCTCTTGCTCGCCCATGTGTTCCTGGCCTTGATAGCAGACGCGTCCGACGTACTGCACATTGCTCAACAGCCGCCGTAAGCTGGTCTTTGTGAACGGCCGCCCCACATGCTCTCCTCCGTCCCTACTTCTCCAATGCTTGGTCGTCCACTGTCGTGCCTCCAGTTCAGCCAGGGTTGCGGCCAGCGATCGACATTGGAGATACACCTCGAAGATCACTCGCACCCGTCCAGCTTCTTGGTCATTGACTACTAGCTTGCCCCCACCCGCCGCAATATCGTAACCCAGCGGCGGCTTGCCTCCCACCCATTTGCCTTTCCGCCGCGCCGCCGCCATTTTGTCACGCGTACGGTCGGCGATCATCTCGCGCTCAAATTGCGCAAACGAGAGCAGTATATTCAGCGTCAGCCGGCCCATCGAAGCTGTGGTGTTCAGCGGCTGCGTTATCGAAGCCAGGCTGACCTGGTGTTTCTCGAAGATCTCCATCAGGCGCGCAAAATCCAACAGCGAGCGGCTCAGCCGGTCAATCTTGTAAACCAGCACACAATCGATCTCACCGGCCTGGATATCCGCCAGCAGTTTTCGCAGCGCTGGACGTTCCAGGTTCGCTCCTGTATAGCCTCCATCGTCATACCGCTCTCCGAGCGCTGTCCAACCCGACTGCCGCTGGCTGCGAATGTAGGCTTCGGCGGCTTCCCGTTGCGCATCCAGACTATTAAACTCCTGATTCAACCCCTCCTCGGTCGACTTCCGTGTGTAGATCGCACAGCGGAACGTCTTAGGTTCGGACTGATCCGTTTTCAATTGCGGCGCGCTAGCCATGTTGTCGCTCCGCCTTGCCCTGGAGCGCGAAGAAGGAGAATCCGTTCCATTGCACGCCGCTTACCTCGCGGGCTACTGCGCTCAGCGATTTGTAGACTCGCTCCTGGTAGCGAAATCCATTCTCCAACACTTCCACCACGATGCTCTGGCCTCTGAAATGGCGCGTTAGAATTGTACCGGTCGGGGGCAGCCTTGGATCAACGGCTTTCTTCCCCACTTCACCAGACCACCGCTTCAAGAAAGTTTCCGGCGCTCGAATCCTCAGATCCGCCTCCTCGGCCAGAGCCAAGGCGCGCTGCCGCGCACGCTCCGATAGCGAACCCTCGGCCTGCGCTTGCAGCCGCCAGGCGATCCGTCGTACCAGAAACGGTTTGTTGTTCGATTGCGACTCACGCCCGAACACGCAAAGGTACTTATTCTTCAACTCGGCCACTTTTTGGCTGCGCAAGGCGTCAATCTCCCGCCACAAGGGCTCATTTTGGGAGCACTTTGGTTCCCTCATTTCTGCTCTCTGTTCCTCTCTGTGAAAAATCTCCACGCATGGCTGGAACGCCTGCCCTGCCTGCCCCAGAACACTCCTATGGACGCTCTTCTTGTCCCCGAATGCAAGGCGGGAACGGGGAGTTTCTTCCGTTTGGGGGTTTCGCGGAGACCGGCCAGAGAGACGTTTGAAGTAAAGGCGCTAAGTCTTTGAAAACACAACGATATCTGTCGGATAGTAAAGGCGCGGGCAGGCTTTCAGAATGGGAAGCGCTTTTCCTTTTTTATAGACGGAAAAAACCCCGTCCAAAAGAACCGTATGAGAATCACCAAAGCAAGAAACTACCGGGGACCCGGACGAACAGGCCCACCCTGTCGTTAACAGTCCTTGGTTGGGCGAAGCCCCAGCGCTCACCGCTCTTACGGGCATTCATTACACCAAT